TGCGAGAGGTAACGAGATGGAGCCGATTGCTAGGAGGGTTGCAGCGGAGGCTCTAGGTCTTGATTTTCACGAAACGGGAATGCTTCAAGATGACGAACTTGAGCGGTTTAGGATTTCGCCCGATGGTGTTTGTTGGGATGGTGCCCTTGTTATCGGTGGTATTGAAATCAAATGCCCCGACAGCAAAAAGCACATCGAATACATCATCAAAAACGAAGTACCGGTGGAGTATCTGCCGCAAGTAAAAGCACCTTTCATCATGTCGCCAGATGTGAAGTTTTGGCACTTTGTCAGCTACGACGATAGGAACTATGAGCGCCCATTGTTTGTGAAAACAGTATTGCGTGAAGACCTGGACACACTTGCAGCCGACAGAGAAAAGCTTAAAGCCTTCCTCGATCGAGTAGAACAAGCACACATTGATTTAACTTTTTAGGAGCACAAATGTCAGGAGTAAATAAAGTCATCGTCGTTGGTAATCTAGGTAATGACCCCCAAACCCGATCACTACCGAATGGAGATGCTGTGACGAACATCAGTGTGGCGACATCTGAAAGTTGGAAGGATGCTACAGGCAATAAACAGGAGCGTACAGAATGGCACAATATCGTTTTCTTTAAACGCCTTGCTGAAATTTCGGCTCAATACTTAGTCAAAGGTTCAAAAATTTACGTCGAAGGCCAGCTTAGAACAAGCAACTGGGAGAAAGACGGGCAGAAGCATTACAAGACCGAAATCGTCGGACGAGAAATGCAGATGCTGGATTCAAAAAGTGGAACTCAATCGAGTATCAATTCACCAAAGCCGGAGAAGTTTGAAGAAGATGTCCCCTTTTAGAATGGCAATATCCTGGCTTGCAATGAGCTGGGACTCCAACGGGTAGCGCACCTTATGCCAAAACGCGCCCCCTTACCCTCTTAATTGAGGGTTTGGCGGTACAGGACGGGCAATAATGTCAGTCAGAGGTAAAAATCATGCCAATTATCAGTAATGAAATGTTGTACGAAGATTTCAATGAATTATTTATTTATGATCCGATGACCGGGATTTTGACCAACAAAACTAATCGCGGAAGATTGAAAATGGGCGCAGAAGCCGGCAGCTTAAGCAAGTTCCATCGAAACCGAGATGTAGGTTTCAGAGGCGTTCGTTACAAATCACATAGAATCGGCTGGTTGCTGCATCACGGCTCAATCGATTCAAGCCTGGTTATTGGTCACATAAACGGGATCAAAGACGATAATCGTATTTCAAATTTACGCCTGGTTACTCAGCGCACTAATAATTCAGATGGCAGAGGAGAATACCCCCTGGGCGTAAGCTTTAATAAAAACACAGGCAAATTAACAGCGTCGATATGGGTTGATGGAAAAAACATAAATCTAGGAAGCTTCCCCATAGATCATGTAGATGAAGCGGCTCAACAATATAAAGACGCTTTGAAGGAACTACAACTATGAGCAAACCGATGACCGACAAGGAGTTAGCAGCTACATTACGAACAAGTGATCCCATTCTTCAGAAGAAAAGGATGGATCAGATCGGTGTAACACCAATCCTCGAAGAAACAACTGGCAAGTTTATCATGTACGAAAAGGCGATTATTACCTGCATGAGCCGACCTAAGACCCATAGTCAGTTGGCAATGAACATGGATGCCTTCGATGGGTAGACGTAGACAAGGTAGTGTCAATTTGCCGCCTAGAGTTTATCTCCGTTCGTCAGGAAGTTATCAGTTTAAGCCGCAGTATGGTAAGTCGAGAATCATCGCGCACAAAAACGCCAGCATTGATGAAGTCTGGACGGAATGGAAAAATGTTACACAGGTTGACGGTACATCGCTGTCCTACTATGCAGACCGTTATTATGAGAGTAATTGGTTTTTAGCACTGAAGCCCAGAACTCAGAATGACTACATTAAAGAATGCAGCAAAATTCCCATTGAAGCGTTTAAGGGTTGGGATGCGAGTTTTATCACACCATCTGACATCCATAAGTATATGCAAGCAAGATCGCAGAAGTCCATCAGACGGGCTAATCTAGAGCTAACATGGTTCAAGAACGTGTTTGGCAATGCTCAGAGGCTAGGATACGTGCCTGTATCACCCGCTAAAGACCTACTGCCATTAAGACTCAACCAGCGCCAGAAAGCCGCTCAACGGGCAAAGAAGCGTCATGTATCGGACAAGGACTATACCGCCCTACTCGCAACCGTCACCGCACCCGTGCATGTCGCAATGGAGGTTTCTTACTGCACAGGCATACGCCAAGGGGATGTTTTAAAGCTGAGATGGGATGATATCGGGGAAAGTGTTTACATTATGGAGGGTAAAACAGATAACGAGTACTACAAGAAGATATCGCCTCGATTGAGAGCGGCATTAGAGTTAGCTAAAACCCTTCCAGGTCAAGCGCACGGTGGTTGGGTAGTAAGGAATCACGAAGGTCAGCGATACACCAGTAGCGGCTTTAGGGCTAATTTTAGGAGAGCTAAGAACAAATTACCCAAAGCGCAACAGTTTACCTTTCACGAAATCAGGGCTAAGGCGATAACCGAGGCCGAACGATCAAAGAAACAAGAATTTAGTATGCACTCTGATGCGAGAATGTTGGGTGTTTATGACCATGAATTACCGGAGTCACCAAGTCACTAAAAGTACTGTATATTCCCCGTATTCCCCAGAATATTCCCCATCGGGAAAAATAGAAGGCTGCACATCACCTACAGCCCTTTAATAACGTGGGGTGAGCGACGGGGCTTGAACCCGCGACCACCGGAATCACAATCCGGAGGTCTATGTAGGCGTACCAAGGCTTTTAGGCGATTTCGTGGAATACTTTCAGTGAAAAAGCACTGATTTGGGTACTGTATATTCCCCGGTAACTTTCAGGTTTTTAGTAAATATTGTTACAGTTTTTAGCACGTTAGAAGAGTACGTTATTACGTTTTTTCACATTAGAAGGGGTGCGTTATTAGTATGTTAAATCTATTGAACAAGTGGAACGCACCGAGACTGGTTAAGGTCTGGTACGCTATGATTAAGTACAGCATCGTTTTTCTGGTTTGGTCTTACGGACTGGCTTATATCATGCCACCGTTATGGGCGGGGTTTATCGGGTTCTGGATCGCGTTGCGCTTAATCATTACCGTCTACGATGATACTTGGCTAAGACTTTTACAACCCATAGTTATCTGGGTACAGCCCCCAAAGCATCAAGTGCCCTCTTCTCTTGTAGAGGAATACGAATCGCGTCAAAAAGACCTTTAGCGCCTCTTGCCACAGGAATTCTGTTAGCTACCTCAGAAACAACAAGCTCTGACGCACCCTTGCCTTGTTGTACGATATTTTGAGGGACACGCAAACTGCCCATTTCAATAATATCATCAATAAGCTTTTGTTCTGCTGAGTTGAACAATTCTTTAAACTTGCCAGACGCTCTAAGATTCTTGAAGTGATTGGCAAACAACCGACTATTAAACACCGGAATGCCGCCCTCAGACTTGCCCATAGTCTTGGTTGCTGACTGTAGCCCATCACGCAACACTTGCGCCTGAATGTCTTTAAAGGACTGCTTGCCCGCTTGACCTGCATCATTGAGTAGGAAGCTTTTGAACGACTTGAAATCATCAAGCCTAGACGTTAGCAGCCGAGGCACAATCTTGTCTTCGGGTATTTTGTTATCAATGACACTCTCTAAGAATGAGCCTTTTGTTTTGTCGCGCTTATCCCGTTTAGCTCTCTCAATAATATCGTGATATCGAGTCTTAGCGGCTCTAGCGCCTTGAAATACATCTTCACCCGCAGCCCTAGCCACATCATCATCAAGCGCGCCCTTTAAATCTCTAATAACCGACCTAGCTTGAGGGTTAGCGCCTTCAAAGTACTTGTTAAGCGTCTGCCTTACATTCTCAGCATCAGTAACACGCATACCTGTGTCATCGACCTTTTTAAGCCCTTTGATTAATCCTAAGTTTTCAAGATCACCCCTGACCGCTGATATCACGCCATTGCTAATAGAGTTCTTTGATACGTTCTTTCGGAGCGTATCTATAAGGCCGTCAAACTTAACAACGGCAGTCGCACTCGCCCCCTCTCTAGCTGTTACATAAGCCTGATTTATCGAATCATCCAGCGCCTTAACGACATTATCAACAGATTCAAATATATTGGCGTTCGTCTCAGGCAGATCGTTTGCGCTTGAGCCAAAAGACTCGACCTTGTTATCAACAATCTCTGTTAGTCGGGAGTCTTGTTCTGCCACCTGTTCAGATATACGGCCTGTCCTCTTTAGCCCAGATTGCTGAATCACAGCATCATCTGTGGATTGAGAGATGTTAAATCTGTTCGCGGGAACTTCATTCTCTTTAAACAAATTGAATCGAGCAGCCGCTAGTGCTGCATCGTCACCATTAGCAATACGAATAGTCTCCACACCTTCAGGCGTGAACTTTCCCGCATCATCGAGGCCGACAAGAGGCTTACCCGCTGTTGCACTGATTTGCTCATCAATCACCCGCTTAACGACTGAAGGCTTTGACAAGTCTAAATTCTTAACAACATTCGCGCCGCCTTTGATGCCAACCAACCCTAGCGCCTCTAACGCTATTGTGGGGATAGTGTGGGCCACTGTTGCCAGGAGTGGGCTGCCGGTCGCTTCAAGCGTGTTATCGCCAAGGAATCGTTCAGCACCTTGCAAGAAATCTCCGACAGGCTTGAGCGTTTCACCAATGTTCTGCAACCCTGCCTTACCTGATTCTGTGCGAGGCTGGTAAGTCAATGCGTCTTTCACCTTTGCAATAGTATCTACACTCGCATCTAAGCCGCCGCCGACTAAAGATGTGCCAAGACCCGCCAGACCCGATATAGGCTCCGCAATGATACCGCTTGCCATTGTTAATGCGGCCTCGCCATAGGAGGGCTTTGCTTCCTGCTTGGGCTTATAGTTCTTTTTGGCGTAAGCGATGATTTGTTGCTTGTTCGCGCCATCAGGGTGGTTAACTGTGATCTTTTTGCCGTCAGGTGTGTTAACTATTGTTTTCATGGGTCAATACTCCAGCCGCCAACGCCACCATATACAAAGTCGCCTATTGAATTATCTTTTGCGGCTCCCTTTAATGCGGCAAACTCATCATCAAGAAGCTCTTGTGAACTTATAAAGTTTTCAAGCAATTCAATATTGACAGGCTCATCCTTACCAATACCAAACAACGCAGCCTTAGCGCCATCAACGTCAGCATCAGTGGGCCGGACATCGCCATTCGCCTTCAACGAAGCTCGTGCGGCTTTCTCAGCGAATGCGTCTAGCTTCTGATCGAATTCGCCTTGATCAGTAAATACACCGGGCAGGAACGAGGCCACGGTGCGTGTTGTCCCGCTATTGGCCCCTTCATTCTGGAATCCGTCTAGGAAATCTTTCGCTATAGATATGTTGTTAGAACGTTCGCCCTGATCACTACCTAACTGACTCAATCGCTTCGTATTAGCTTTTAACGTCTCTGTTTGTTGTAGATTCGGCTTTGGGGCCGGATTTCTAAGATCGTTATTTTTTATTTGTGCATTTGAAAGCTGTATTTCTTGCAATTTGGTTGGTGCTTTTGGGCCGGTTACCAATTTGTAGGCTTCTGTTTTCTGCTCTTGCGTCATGTTGCCGTAATCTATACCTGACGCAAGAGACATCTTTTCTTGTAGCGCAGTCAGCGGCTTTTTAGGCGCAGTACCCATACCCGGTATAAGCGTAGAGTTCACCACATTGCCTTGCGAATTTAACTCAACTTGATACAAGTTGTTATCGTTGCCTTGCACTTGTTTAAACGTATTCTGTGGCCCTCGCGACATGTCTGTCGCAAGTTTCGTATTCTGAAGGCTTTGCCCACGCGCCTGCTTGTTGTAGTAGTCTGCCTGCGCGTCACGCTGATTGATCTGACTTTGCTTGAGAACCTGTGCAAGCTGTTCATTAGAATCGGCGTTACGCTGATCTTTAATGTTTTGTTTAAGGTCAAAGCCATTCGCCAATATCATTTGTGATAATTCACTGCTCATGAGAATAATCCTTTGATGCCTTTAAGATAACTGTTTGCTTCTGATGTTTTAATATTGCCCAAATCTTCTGTTAGAGTCGCCCCGATGCCTTGAGTTTTAGTCATTCCTTGACCTTGACCCGCAGCCGCGTTTCCACCTAGCTGAAGCATGTTCAAAAATTGGTTGAAATCTTGGCTATTAGCATTCTGATAAAAATTGTTTGCAGCCATATTGTTGTTAAACAGTTGGCTATTTAGGCCAAAATTATTGGCTATGTTGCCTTGAGCTTGATTTAAATCAAAGCCGCTCGACGTTGCATCTTGCCCGAATCGTTGTGAATCTGATAAGAGGTTTGCTCGATCTTGAGCGGTGTTTATACCCTGCATTTGACCTGCATACGTCGAAGCAACATTAGCAGCTCGATCTTGCAAAGCTTTGTAGCGACCACCAGAATTGAGCTTTCCAGACGATGCAAATCCATTATTCACGGCTTGCATTTGCTCATCTTGTAGAAATCTCAGCGCGTCCGAATTTCTATCGAACACATCAATTTTGTTTACATCAACCTGACCCGCTGTTGGCCCTTGCACATCTGTATTTGGGTTAATCGTTTGCTGACCGTCAAACAGGTCTAACACTTCTGGCTTGTTATTCAGTGCGTCCGTTGCGCCGGGTATAGCGTCAATGCCTACCTGACGGAAAGGTTCTAGGCGATCAACCTGGCTATCATAAATTCCTTGCGAATATGCAATCGCATCTTTGTTGGCTTTAGATTGCTGATCCGAAACGTAATTAGACACGCCCGTGTTTAAAACAGTGTTGCCCACGTTACTCAGCAATTCTGTTAGCGTATTTGAGGAATCGCCACCTGTTCCGCCTTGGGAGCTGCTGCTTCCGCCCTGACCTACGCCACCTTGACCCACGCCACCTTGAGCATTTCCACCCTGGGCATTGCCACCAGCACCACCTTCAGCATTTCCGCCCTCAGACGTACTATTTGACGTTCCGCCTTGGCCCACGCCGCCAGCACCACCAGCACCGCCTTCGCCGCCAGCAGATGTGTTGTCGATGTCGTTATTAACATCTGTTGTGCTGGTAACCGCTCCCCCGGTTCCGCCAGCGCCGCCCTGGGAGTTGCTATTTGACGATCCGCCAGCGCCGCCTTGGGAAGTGTTGTCAATGTCGGTGTTTACTGTATTGTCAACATCGGTGTCTACTGTATTGTCAATGTCGGTGTCTACTGTATTGTCGATGTCGGTGTCTACGTTTGTTTCATTGAAAATATCAGTGATAATATCCATTATATTCGCTGCGGTGCCTCCTTCCGCAAATACGCCCTCACCTTCGCCGTTACCACCTCCTATTATCTGTAAAATTCGATCAAGTAAATCTTGGTCCACGCTGTCATCTCCTTCGTCTATTACTGGTTGTTCACCAATTGGGTTTTCTAAATCAGTCCCTGACCCTGGTTCTGGTTCTGGGTCTGGTTCTGTCTGTGGATTTGGCTGTGGGTTTGGGTATTGTATTGGGCCTTGTATTGGGCCTTGTCCAGGGGTCTGGTTGAATATAGACCCTGGAGGCATACTAAAGTCTGGCCCACCAGCACCGCCTTCGCCGCCACCACCTTGACTACCGCCTGGAGAGTAAACAGGCCCGCCTTCGCCGCCGCCTTCGTCTATTACTGGTTGTTCACCAATTGGATTTTGTAAATCAATCCCTGGGTTTTGTATCGGCTGTTCAGGCCCACCAGCACCGCCCTCGCCACTGCCGCCACTACCCACTGGTGGTTGATATGGAGGTTGGACAGGCCCGCCGAATACTGGCACTTGGCCTGGCCCGCCACCAATAGAGTCAAATATTCCACCAATACCACCACCGTTAATGATCTCAAATAATCGATCCTCCCAATCATCTGGTAAAGTAACCAAGTCATTGCCGCCACCAAAAGGGACACCGATGACAGGTGCAAATCCGCCTGTACCAATTCCTGGATCGCCGTACACGCCGGATACGCCTGGCCCCGGATTGTAAATCACATTGCCGCCGCCAGTTGGTGCGCCACCCACGCCGCCGCTTCCTCCTGTTGCACCGTCAGGGCCATTTCCGCTGACTCCACCTTGGGTGATGTCGCCAACGCCACCATCGATGCTGACCCCTGGAGGAAGGACAGGCTCATAAAAACCTGGAGGCAGTCCGACAGGCCCACCAAAACCTGGAGGCAGTCCGACAGGCTCGCCAATAAAATCAAAGATTGGCCCACCACTGTTTACAGGGGGTGCAGGCGGTTGGTATGGATCTTGGACAGGCCCACCAGTAAAATCAAAATCATCTAAGAAACCAGGGGTAAAACCTTGCAAAAACCCCATTTATGTCACCTTCCCAATGATTTTATGCTCTCCAACTGACGAATAAATCAAAGTAAAAGCGTCTCCTTTTGTTGCTAACGACAGCGTTGAGGCGCCGTTAATGGTTTTTGAATTACCGTTAATCGTCACCGCGCCTGAATTTTCACGAATAACAGTGTAGGTCTGTCCAGGGATCGGGTTAACCGGGAGGTAGGCTATCTGTGCAGATGTGCCATTGAAGTTGCATAACTCATGTCCCACCCTCGCGCTGAATGTATAATTCCCGGTCTGCCTTGAGTCAAAAAACGAGTAGCTTTTGTATGCTTCGCCTAGCAGCTCTTTTAAAAACTGGTAAAATCCGGCTTGCGCCAGCCTAGGCATTGCATTTGGATGCTTCATCCCTATCTCTTAGCTTTATTTTTGAGGAAAGCAAATCGTTCTAGCACAGTGTAAATTCTAGCCAAAAACTGATCATCTTTTGGGGTCTCTGTGTAATTGCAAATAATACTCGCAATAGTCACGAGCGAAGTAGCGACAACGTAAAGCTGTTGTAAATATTCCATTTTTATTTTCCTTATTGCTCTTCGATATTGTCTGTTTCGGCAAGAGAAGCATGGAGCATATTGCCAAAAGCCTCGCGGCCTACTTTTAGCTGATCCATGTTAAAGCCAAGGCTTCCTAGCTTCTTATCCAGATCAGCAATGTGGTTAACCATTGCAATTTGTTGCTCGGTTAGGTCTTCAATGTTGTGTTCTACACCATTGACAGTAATGGTTTTGTTTTCGTTTTTTGCCATTATTAATATTCCTTTTATTTAGTAAGTTATTAAGGTGTTGTTGCCCAAGGTAATCCCGTGGCTTGAGTTGCTGCGCGATCAATCTGACCCTGGACTCTAGAAGTACGATTAGCTTCAATACGTGCTTTAGCTTCTGCTGCTGTTTCTTCGCCTTCAATTAAGCTAGTCCAAATCCATCCCAAAACGTCAGCTTGAGACAGGTCTGCAAAACCAATAAAATCTGATGCGGATGCGTCATAGGTGCAAAGTAGCTTGCCGCCTTCTGAGGCAGTGTAAGATGGGGTTCCATCGCTCGAAGCGACACAATTCCAATACGATTTAATCACGCCACCGTCAGAATCCACGTGAGTCATGTCGGTCACTGACCAGGTTGTGTTTATAGCCATTATTTTATTGCCCTAGTTAAATTGCTGAAATTATGAAGGCGAGTAGCTCACTGTAGCGAACACCCATCCTAATCTTTTCTTCGCTAGTTTCTTCGTCAGTCCACGCGGTGTTTATAAACATTGCGTAGTCACTTGCGTCTAAGCCTTCAGCAACAAATGCAGCCTCTAAGTCTTGGGCTATGATTCCAAAGTGTGTACGAGCTTTGTCACCTTTTTCTGCTACTGAAGATTTCCAGCGGAACTTACGCAGTAAGCCTTTACAAGCTACGGCTACACGTTGCTCTGCGTCAGAAAGCTCTGCAATGTCTTGCTTCTCGTTTCGGTCAGATGTCTGGATAGTGGCGTTTGTGGCATAGATGTCGTCAAAACGAGCAGAGCTTGCGCCTAAATCTATAGCGTTGTCGTTGTTTGAACCTGAACTATTTGCGGGCGTGATCGCATCAGCAGAGTTAGAAAATTTCAGATTTGCGTTACCCTGACCAGCAACACCATTTGTTAATACGAGCTTTTGTGCTGTCAGAGTGGTACCAACATCAACAGCCGCATTAAATGCCGCGCTCCCGAAATCGCTCATATCCAAAGTTAAGGCGCTGATGACACTAGAACCATCCAGACCTTTAAAAATTATGTCTTTATCAGAAACCATTGAGCGAATAATAAAATCACTATTCGTCATCTGGAACATACCTATATCGCCAGCGGCGTCCTGCACACGAATAACGCCATCATCAGCATCAAGATGTATTTCTCCTTTAACGTCGAGGATCATATTATTAGACAATACTTTTATTCTAGCTTCTTCAGTATCACCAGTTTGCTTTTTAAAGAAGATATTTTTGGAGTTACCATCCCCACCAACCAAGACTATAGACGGAGATGCCGCAACATCAAGGTTTAAATCTCCACTTAATGTTGCTCCCGTAGCGGTCACACTACCGCCAATGGTGGTTGCACCGTTTCCAAATACTCTTAGCAAAACATTACTAGCATCATGGTCAACTACATTTAAAGCAATATCACTGCCAGTAGACGCTGCGGCAATAGAAACTCCAAAACTTTGAGAATTGGTTTCTTCTCCGTTCTGAAATGTCGCGATAAAATCATTTGCTAACGCGCCATCAAGAGCCTTAACTACCATTTTGCCATTTACATTAAACATACCGCCATAATCGGAAGCCGTACCAATGTTTACGTGGTCACTCCCACCGTCCACAAACAGCATGTTAGCGTTGCCGTTTGATTCAACGCGGAAGTCAGAGTCTATACTGCTTTCGTTAAAGACTGCACCTGCATTAAAAGTAGCTGCACCTGCTACCGAAATTCCAAGGGCGGTGGTTTCAATTTTCTTTACATTATTATGGTAAAGCGAAACTGCACCGTCAGCGATAAAGTTTGCCATCGTTTCCGACGCGCCTTTTTGGATGTAAACGCCAGCACCGCCAGATTCTAAAATTAACTGACCAGTGCCTTGGTCGCTGACCCAACTGTTACTACCATCATGGTAAATCTGTAGGTCGCTACCAGCGCCGAAGATGGCCTTGCTTGAGTCTGTAAACGTAATGTCATCGCCTGCGGATACAGCGAGGTCTGTGCCGCCAGTAGTATTTCCGAGGGCGAGAACTTCTGCCAACGTGTCCGCAGTGTCTACTTGAGCATCAACGTAGGTTTTAATCGCCCCTTGTGTCGCTAACAGCGTAGCACTTGTACCGAGGGTGCCGTTATCAACCCCTGTGACAGTCGCGCCTGTAGCAAGTGCTAAACTAGCGGCTGTGGCTGTTCCTGTAGTAGTAAGGTTTTCATTGCCAAAACTAATGGCGCCAGAACTATCTGTGACACTGCCTGAACCAATCGTCAGCGTTCCTGCTGTTAACGTATCGAACCAACCCTTTAGCCATCTGACCGCCGTAGACCCCAGGCTATCTGTACTGTCTGTATCACTAATAATGTCTGCGCCACTGGTGATTCCACCCGTTGCTACCTGTGTCGCTGTCGTGGTTAAAACACCTGTGACCAGTGCAGTGGTCGCCATGTTCACGGCGCCATCAATATCAACAATGTCTAGGTTTGCAGTGCCATCTACGTCTAGGTCTGTGCCAACGTACAACTTTTTAGCTATACCAACACCACCGTCAACAATCAAAGCACCTGAAGTTGAGCTACTTGAGTCAGTAACAAGATTTAAGTTAACTGCACCACTTGTATCAAGGGTTGTTACAGTTGCAGCAGCAGCGGCACCAGATCCAAGAATACCGTCTAGTGTTCCTGTAAATCCAGTAGCTGTTATTTGATCAGTTGCAGTAATACCATCAACAAACAAGTTAGCCCAACGAACACTGGTTGTACCAAGATCGTCTGTGCTGTCTGTGTCTGAAACAATATTTGAACCACTTGTAATTCCACCCGTTGCTACTTGCGTAGCTGTTGTGGTTAGAACGCCTGTAACTAATGCAGTGCCGCTGACATCCAAATTACCATTAAGATCGACATTGCTTGCAATCTGTACTTCTCCATCACTTACTATATCGAGCTGTCCGTCCGTCGAGCTATGAATATATATGGCCGAATCTCGGAATTGGACCTTGTCAGTTGTGGTTGTGGCGATGTCCGTCCCGCCAGTGGTATTACCAAGGGCAAGAACTTCCGAAAGAGTATCAGCAGTATCTACTTGCGCGTCTACATAGGCTTTAATAGATTGTTGAGTTGCTAGTTTTGTGGGGCTGTCACTAGCCATGTTATCTTCATCAACAATATCCGTTATCGTTACTGCGCCGGTGCCTGATATAGCGTCAAATTCTATGATCCCGCCTACATCTACATTCCCACTGATCGCTAGTGCTCCGCCTGCTAACGCTCCTGTCGTGCTTAAATTTTCATTACCGAAGTTTATCGCGCCAGAGCTGTCCGTGATTGAGCCAGCACCAACTGTTAGCGTGCCAGCCAATACGGTATTATCCTTTAACAAAACACTGTCAATCGTTACGCCAGAGGCCGACGACTGCTCAGAGATTGTATTGATGTTTAACGCGCCGCCCGTAATTGTCTTGTTCGTGAGTGTTTGACCTCCCGCCGTGCTTACCGCCTCCCGCCAAGTACCAAGCACTCCGCCATCGTCTGTGTTGAAAAAAAGCTTGTTAGATTCTGTTAACACCACCTGACCGTATCGTAATTGTCCTGACGCAGCGGTATTTCGCACCGCTGAAATAATGACCGATCTATCCGATGATGGCGCGTTTGAGGATGATGCTTGCAGTGAATGATAGCCCGATTTTTTGGCTGCTGTTACTGTGGTGTCTGATAGATCAGTGATCGAGGTTAAGCCTATATTGCCATCCTCGACAGCATTCAAATCAACCTGGATTTCACTACCTGTTTGCGAAAGTGTAGTTGTCATTTATTTATTCATCCAAAAATTCAACGTCAGCCGACACACTTAAAATATCAAGTTTTGTCGTTGCGTAAGTTACGATTCTGATAATTCCTTCATTGAACATGCCAAAGGAAGTAAGTTTTTTTCTGCCATTTCCCGATAAGGTAAATGTGCGCGGATTTTTAAATTCAATCAGGTCTTTAGAGAAATAGACATGTACCGTTACTTCACTTGGCGCGTCATACGCAATGTATAAGCTGTTGAGTGTCATGGATCGACCAGGAGCACCAAATGTTTCGGCGTTAATCAGGCCCGTGTCTTTTGTACGCTCAACGACAGCTTCATCATTTACAAAGCCATCAAGCTCGTACATCGTCGCGTTCTTAGTGCCAGCCAGCAGAGTCGTTCCGAACGCTCTAATCGCAGAGGATGTAGTAAGACTTTTTTCAAACCATTGTCGTGAAGGCTCGTGAAATGTCCAAACCTTGTCAACTTTTGGAAAAATGAAATCAATGAAATTCTCAAGCTCGTGCGAGTAACAAGCAACCCTCACTGTGTCCATTGCTGATTCGGGATATCCATCCCAAGTAGCCGCCATCGAGCCTGATAGAATCAGCGGAGAGTATTGAGCGCCTTCGACCACTGCCGGCCTTCTGTGATGGTCAACAAAATATAAACTGTCGTCTATTGAGTCCACTGCATACCGACTCATTAGCCCATGCTCTAGCACTGCCTGGCGATCTAATGGAGGCACACCAACACCGGATGTATACCAGACCTCTGTTGATGTCTCACCTAGCATGTAAATCAACTGATTTAGTGGATAAACAGCTAATATATTGTCTGGAAAGGCTTCGGCTTCCGCAAAATATAACGGATCAATCGACGTTCCATCGTTTAAGTCAGAGGCGACAAATTCACCGTCTGGCTGATCATAAATAAAGCGTGAGTCTAAATAGGCTACGGTATATGCATCATCTAAATCACTATCAGTAATTGCCTGAAGACCATTAGCAAGTGTATAAACATATTTGTAAGTACCCGCAGCAATGATGAGCTGAGTGCCATTGGTCGCCATCGTGACAGGAACTGTCCCCTCTATTACGCCAATGAATGAGCCGCTACCCGCTGACTCAACTTTGAACAACGATGGCCCAGATACCACGTAGAGCGCATCTCTCATTAACGCTTGACCGCGATCATTGCCACCCGCTATATACGCCGTAAAAAGCGTTCCATCAGCCGCATTCAAGCCGCCATCTGCCGCATCCAGCGCCTCAATCTGCGCGTTAAATCGCGAGAACACCTTTAACCCAGGGAATGGTCTATATCCGTTTCCTGTGTGAGGGAACAAGTTCAGGGTCGTCTGTGATTCAGACGGCAGACGGGTTGACTGATAGTTAGTGTCAAGCGGTAAAGGTGTAATCATCAGTCGCTGTTCACGTTATAACGCGATGAGCTGGTTAAAAAAGGCTCATGCGTGATTGAAATTTCGATTGCGTTGTTTGCCTCTAATTGGTCTTTTGTTTCTGAGGCAACCATCACAACTTCTGGTGTTACTGAACGCCCGAAAGCAGAGGCAGCATCAATCGCAAGGCCATAAGCTAACCCGCGAATCGTACCGTCACTGACATCGAGCGTTGCAGTAGCCGCTGAAGGAGCGGGAATGGATAACGTTCCACTCTCCGCCCACTCAGCAATTAGATTCTGAAGAATGGCGAATATCTCACCATTCATTGAAGAATCATCAGTCACAAAACTGACACCCGCAGACCTCACCCGTAAGAGTGAAGTTGCGCGGTCAATAACGTCTTGAGCCGTTGCCATATTAGGAATTGATTCCGATACGAGCAGCAAGCTGTGGCCGAATGGCTTTAAAGCCGTACATCACATCAATACGACATGGGAACTTGTCGTCAGAGATGGTGTAGTCACGAATGATCCGCATTGATAGACCATCCATAACCTCACGAGCACAGAAATGCACACCGTCAGGCTTGATAAGGTCAACTGAACCGAATGCAAACGCGCCTTTCTGAAATGCCAACGTTTCTTGCCACGTAGCATTCGCGCCGCCACCAACTTTGTTAACCGCTGCGTTATCAGCCGGTACAGCACTGACGTTTTGTCGTCCACCAGCCGCTGATATAGCCGGTGAGATAGCTAAACTTGTGGCTGAAGTACCTGAATTAGCAGTAATGACAAACTGCTGTAAAACGCCTGTAGACACCTTAGTTTCTGGGTGAACACGAAACACGCCAGCGATGCTAATGATATCGCCTTTGAGGAAGGTAGTAGAGCCACCATCAACCGTTATTGCTGACCCAGACTGAGACGCGCCGTTGATGTTGTACGAAGTATCACCTTCAACTGCTGTACCCGTGGTGTGACCAGGAACAAGCGTGTTTTCAAAGTGATCAAAGCCAGCGATACGGCCTAGCGCACCTTCGCGGTATTGTTTAGCAATTGCAGACTGATCGTTAAAGTTGCCCTTAGTATCAGAGACAAAATCAACAACACCTTGAGTGTTATGCAGCATTGATCGCATACCCGTTGGAGCTAAACTATCCGCCAGAAGTTTACGACCATAGTTAGCATTTGAAAGGCTCATACCCGCACCGACACCATCGTGAAAGTTATAAACGTCTTTGACCATCGTCAAAGCGTCTGATTCCATTGTGGCAGCCAGTACAGACATTGCTGGTTCAATATAACGATCTTTGAACTCGTCAATATGAAGCGTTAGCTCTTCTGAGCTAAAATTGATATCGACTCCTTTTTGCGTGTCTACCGTCATTGTCACGGCTTGTTCTGTAACGTCTTGCGCCGACAGTGCAGCGCCTGAACGAACGGTAAATTCGTTTGGCTGGCGAATCTTCAGATCGTTACCAATCTTGCCGCCTTCTTTCGCATAACGATCATCATATTCAGTGGTGATGTTGCCGATGAAGTTCAGCTTCTGGTGCAGTATTGCAAGTGCTTCTTTTGTAATAACCGAAGGGGTTAGTATTGTATTACTCATTGTTTTGGATTCCTGTTAACTATTTTTTATAGCCCCTGTGCCGCGCATATTCGTCCGGTGACATATCGCTAGGGTCTTTATTGACCGATGCGGTATTGCCTACGGGCCTAATGGGGGTGGGCGCATTTGAGTTTGTTTTTGCAAGAACGGGAGAACCTAGCTTTTCCGAAATACGGCCTATTTGCATTGCTGCTGTGAACTCGTCTGACATTCGGAGTTCTTGGGCTAAATCAGGGTTTTGAGCTAGGTGATACAGTACCGCTGGGGCGTTGTCTGTCTGAAGTGCTGCTTTTTGCAACACCGGAGCAGACTTAAACGCCGCGACGAAATTCGGAGACTGAACCTTTTCAAAATAGTCAGCATGCTCAATTGCAAATTCATTAGATTTCTCTGAGAACTGCTCAACCGCTAACCGATTCGATTCCTGACGTACTGCTTCTGTCTGAAACCGTTGTTGCTCGGCTAACGCTTGGTGAATAGTGCGTTGCGTACTCTTCTGATTGTATTCATCCACAGCAGCATTAAAGCGTTGTTCGTCATAATCGAACTGCTCTAAATTAGGCCGTGATATTGGTGCCTCGTTAGTGTTCTGTGTCCTGAATTGCTGAAGCATACGTTCTTGTGCATCCAGCTTTTCAGTCATCTCACGTTTTTGCGATGTGAGTTGTTTAATACGTTTCTGGACAGAGTTGCGTTTGACCTCTTTATCCTCGGTAGTATCTTCACCGTCCGATTCCGCTTGCGGTTCATCGGATACCTCTGCCTGTTCAGCATTGGCTTCTTGTGTGATCTCTTCAACGGCTGATCCACCTTCCGTAGATACAGGAGTATCCTCAACCACTACTTCGGTTGCTTCTTCATCTGACATGAGTATCGTTCTCCACGATTGTTCCTCGTTAGAGCCAACGAGTAGGCATAAAAAAACCGCAATTAAGCGGCTTAGGGTTTTACTTAAATGCGTTTATTGAACGAGTTAAAGAGGCTGCATGCTTTGTAGTGCTGCTGCTAACTGCTGAACCTGCTGTTTTAATTGCGCTTGTTCACCGGCTATTACGCTCATCTCAGCCTGTTCCATCATCGCCTTAGCAGAATTTAGATCTGCTTTAGAGTTAGTTTCTTTGATATCGGCTTCTTTCGCTGCCATTTCTAACTGCATGTGAGCTTGTTGCATCTGCACTTGCTGCTGATTTGGCTGCGGCATCTCGGCTTGCTCTTCCTCTGTCGGTTTTGCAATACCCTGCTTGATTAACATTGCTCTAACACGCTTGATGAACTCATCAGCACCAACCAAATCGAGCGACTTAGCCCACATGTCAGCGCCAAGCATGCCTAATTGTGGGTTCTGAGCCATGACCGCGCTTAACTGAGATGCTGTCTCGATGCGCTTAGTTGCGTATGAGGCACCCGTATCAACCACAACGTCATACTTGCCGCGACTTAGATCGTTTTGAGTAACGATTTCACCTGTGATTAGGTCACGTTTAGCTTTATTGATTTGCATGACTTTTTCGCTATCGTCATCGCCTAAAATACGAATCTGTCGCTGCGTATCATAGATTTTTGGAATAAGATCTATCATGATGCGACCGGCGTATTCCAGGGCGCTAACAAGCTCATCAATGTATTCATAAGACCCAACATCGCCTTCAGCTTTTCGAGCTTGTATGGCAACACCGGACGTTTCATTGGATCGTGCGCCTAGCGAAGCATCATATTTACCTGTCGCTGACTTAATGTCGTCGGAGGATATCTGTAGACCCGTTAGCAAGCCCTGTGGTGCCATCTGCGGCGATTCTCTTGTGGGCCTCATGCCTTGATCTAAGTTGTAGGTAAGAGCTGGTCGATTAGAGGTATTCATCTCTGACCATTGCTTCTCATGGCCCTTGAGCATTGCACCTGTGACTAAGTAAGGTTGTTTAGGCTGTAGCGCCACTGTCTCAATGTAATTCGATCGTTCCATGTTGTATGTTCGCTGCGCGTCTTTCGCTTTTCTGACAGCTCCACGATATTTGAACTCACCGTTGATATTAATAACCTTGCCAAAGACCGGAACAATCGGCAGATACTTACCCGTCCATTCACTTTCTTCCAGGACTTCTGAGCCAGTGATTTTGAATATCTCAATCTTGAATCCGTCAACTTCTCTTGCTCTAAATTCAGGAACTTGACCCATTGGATCGAGTTCCGGCGGTTCGTCAACAACAGAACCATCAGCCAATTGATAGATGGTGCGCTTCTTTGGCACTTTGCGAAAATACTCTGCTACTCGGATGTTATCTTTGCCGAACCATTGGCTGCTATCACCCACACCTGAAAATTTGTCTGATTGCGTGACGGAGGCTTTTGGGTAAGCACGTTCAAACTCGGCCTTTGGCATATCGTCAACAATAAAGAAGAACATACCGTCCTCTTTCGTCACTAACTTTGCATCTGCATCCCAGTAAACAGAACATGGGTTTTCAACCGCCTTCAACATGATGTCTTGATCGAAACACTCATCATCGGCGTAATCGTTAAGGATTCGCATGACCCCGAAACCACCTGTTACAGCGTGTTTATAGGCTGTCTTCTGCGCTCTGTCGGCTTCTTGCTTATTTAGAATTGAGCGTATCAAGCCCGTGTATATCTCCGCCGTGTCGGCATCATCGTCTTCAAAGCCACGTATTTTGATGGATGGCGAGTTGATAAGCTGATCACCAATCATGGAGTCAATCGCTTGCGACACCTTGTCAAAGGTCATACATGGGCGGCCCTTACGTTTATCCTTCGATTCCTGAGTCCATTGCGAATCTTCATCGTGAACAAAACGCATGTCTTCTAGCCACATTTCACGGTTGTGATGCTCGGCTGATTCAGAACGATCAAATCGCTCAAGGGCTTCAGTAATAATCGTATCTCGCTGCTTAGGCTTTCTTACCATTCTGTTTTGAATTCTATTGGTTTATGTTTATCGTCTGCTGTGAAGCCTTGCGCGAACTGTCTGAACGCATCAGCACCGTTGGATGCCCAGTTATGAAGTGGTACTTGTCGGAATGTGTCAAACTTTTCGTCGAACACATACTGATAGTTAGCTAATGCTGATAAGCCTTGTTCACACCGATCCTCATCAAACCAACAGCTTGCAAAGGATTGTCGGGTTGCCTCGATGCCTTCGTTCAAATTGGCTATTCTTGGCACTACTTCGATCGGTGAAACGCCCATATCCTCTAACATGACCTTTCTGGATCGATTACTTGCACCTAGGACAATGACTTCAACGTCATGTGGCAAGTAATGCTCACCATAGAGGTAACCCTTGTCCTTGAGGATTTTGGCGTAGTGATCAAGATCGACTAACCGATGTTCATAGTAATCAATGAACCGATTCTGCAAGCCTATGCGTTGCATAAACCATATTGCTGTGGAGTCGTTTCTTCCCAAATCCCAAAACGTATGGACAGGCACAGACTCAATCGGCACTTTCGTAATACGCCCCTGGTCTCTAGCTGACTTCAACTGATTGGCATAAATAGCACCGTCAGCAAAATTCTTCAGTTCGCCTTCCCATACGTGTTGATACTCATCGTAATCGCTTGTTTTCAAGTGTTCCATCTCAGAGATCAGCACATCCGTTAGCCAAGGGTTATCACGCCATGAGACCTTCTTGACAACTGCGCCTTCAGGTGGATTCAAGACAAAGCGTCGATAGGCTGGATCAGTCTTCAACTTAGGGTTAAAACTTACCCATATCTCTGAGCCTTTCTTTCGGATCGTTGGGATCAGTGTTGACCAACTCGACTCGCTGACCGTGTTAGCCTCTTCGATCCAGCAGATGTCAACGCCTTCAACAGACTTCAAGGACTCAGGATTTGACCATAGGCCAGCAAAAATTATTGATGATCCGTTGCCGCCTCTTATCTCGTTCTGCAATACCTCATAATGACCAGACAGACTTAATGCGTTAATCCTATCCTTCAACAAAGAGTGAACAGAGTCCTTGATTGATCTCTGCATCTCTCTAGCGCAGAGAATCCGCAGCGGTCGTTGTGCAGCCTGTATGAGCAAAGCATCTGCAAAGGCCCAGGATTTAGCGCCGCCTCGACCACCCCAATAAACTTTGTACCGATGCGGCTCAAACAGGGGCCGAAAGACTTCAGGTATCTGTGTTGTTACCAATGAACTCAATGGCTATTCCTGTCAACAATGGCGACTCTGGATCTCCCGTGACTTCGATTGATTTATCATCACCTAGATACTTACTAATTAGCTTAAACTTGGCATTTAATACCACCTTGTAGCGTTCTAGCATCTCTTCCTCTAAAACAGCGTTTGGATCGCCAAGCAGATGTAATATATCAACGACATGCTGAACGTGACCCTGCGCTTGCAACTGCTCTCTGAGCGCGTCTTTTCTAACTTTGCGGTTTAGTTGTGCGCGTGTCGCTGCCATTGCCCTTGCTCTTTGATGTCTTATTGCTTTTATAAGTGGATTTGTTGACCTTCCTTGGTCGAGTGCCTTTGCTCATTTATCGTCCACCACTATGCTTAGACGCTGTATTTCTTTGTCACCATCAGCAAAGGTCGCGGTGACTTTTATTGTTCCGCTACAGGAACTCGTGCCGGTGACTGTACCGTCTGCAACATTACTGGTGACTGTCTTGTCAGATATTGTAAGTGATGAGTCACCTGTCCAGGCCACACTTGAAACAGATGTCCCTCTTGAGCTGGCACACTTGCTAAAATCAACCCGATAAATGATGTCGCTACCAGCATTCTGAGAGAATGACCTGTGTTCAGTGTCATTACGCCAAGGGTTGACAAAGATTCGTTTCATCTCCAGAAACGCCCTGCAACGTGCGCCGTACCAGACACAGAAATCAGATTTATTGCAGACACAGTCTCAACCGCCAAACCTATTTCTGTGTCAGCCGGCAGATAACTACTTGAGCCGGAATCATCTGTTGGGACTGCGGCTGTGCCAGCGCAGCTATACCAAACGTCAGCGTCAGATATCAACAGACATACTTTAGCACCAGACGGCACAGCCATATTCTCTGCACTAGTAACCGTGTTATTTTTGATCGTCGCGTCGAGTTCGTTGAACGCATTAATTGGGTTGCTGCCTGCAAGAAAAGGTTGCATAACCTGCATGTCGTTGTCCTTTGCTGTGTAAAATAAGTCCTGCCCACGCCGACTCTTTTTTTGCAGTTCGACTCTGTTGGTCGCTTCTTATTATATTGGTCGGGGGGCGAGGAGTAGGTTGGGGAGGCTTTTACACCCCCCCTGGCAGAGACTTTAGAGGGAGGTCTTTTCTCTGCCGTGAACGTAAAAACCTGCAATAAAGCAGGTCTTTGTTAGTTTTACTTTCCTTTAGGCGTAGTGCTTGAAGGATTCAATTACTGTATATCTATACAGTATATTTGTCAAGCTTTATTTGTCAATTAATTGCATATTATTTGCTCGACGTTTTGACTTGATGATTTCTTGCCCCCGAAATATTGCATCTGCGTGTTCACGTTGTAGCTGGCGCAATACATTGTCCCAACCTTCCTTGTACTCCACCTCGAAATGAGAAAATATTTGGGGATGCTCTTCCTTGAGCCGGGACATCTCGCCATCAATTGCAAAACGTGCTCCAAGCTCAGGCACTTTTGTCTCACGGGGCGGCGGGGTTTCTCTTGCATGGATCGTAGTAGCTTTAGTTGATTTGCCACCGACAGCGACCGCTAAATCTCCGTCTAACGGATGTGATCTCGTTCTATCCGCTATATTATATAACTGACGTTCGCCCCACATTTCTAATTCTGGTTTCAAATCCAATCACTTTCCCCTTGAATAAACCTCGGCTGTTTTCTCAACACTTCTACCTAATACATAACCACCGATGCCTAGCTTTAACAGGTCAAAGAGATGGTCAACAGTCTGCGGGTTGTCAATCAAATAATCAGGTGCGAACCCGAACCAATACATACCCAGCAAGACACTGAACCAGACCATCGTTAGCGGTCGCCAGCTACGTTGTAGCCAATTACCCTGCGCCTCTGTCGTAATAATCGACACTTGAGCCTCTAGCTCTTTCAGCTCACCATTGATCGCAGCCAGTGTCATCTCTGATTTTAGCTTTTGCGCCAAGTCCTTATCCTGGACAAACTTATCAAGCACTTTACCGCCTAGATTCAACACCGCAGACAAACTCACCTGATAACGTCCTCCGTAATGACAAGCCGCTCCGTGGCTAGCCCCTGCGTCTGTTTGTGAAATTCACCCATTGCGACTCGGCTTTGTGAAACACCCGTGAGAGTTGGATATAGAGCCATTCCAAGACCAATGCAGCCCACCACGTTGCGCTCAGTATTAGCAACATGAAACAGAATGTAGCTCCGATCATCAACACCTGACACCATCCAGCAGTCCGGCCCAAACCTGGGCGAATCGTGCCTGACCAGATCGTACTCGCCTGTCGGAACGCAACTCTTAAAAGGGATATTGTCTTGCCAAGGACGCTCAATCGTGTAATACGTTGCCCCCTCATATTGAAGTCTCCCTATCGTCCTGTCGTTGCACGAGTAAAAGCGCGTTAGCTCGATCATTGCCCTGACAGCTCACCAATCGCCTTTATCTCATCAGACGTAAGTAAACCAAGCGCCACCAGCATCAGTGCAAATCCAGCCAAACCCAGCACATATACAAAGTTGTTAGATGTCACTACCTCAACCAACGGATTTGCCTGTTTTGATTGAGGTTTAATCTTCAAGCTGTTCAACACTTTGCGATCCTCTCCGATCATTTTATACTGACTTGCGTTGTCATCTTCGGCTTCGGCAATCCTCACATCATGTTTAGCTAACAGTATTTGATTCGCAGAACCTAAATGTTTTAAGTCCCTAAACCCCTCTTGAATATGAGCCATGTTTGTGTTCGTCTCAGTAAGCTTGAGATTTATCGATTCTTGCCCTTGCTTGCACTCTTTGTTGCCTTTTTCGATCAGCTCAAATAGCCTGTCGTAGTCACTTTCTGACCGTCTTTCGTTACCTCCCCAGGAAGAATTCTTTGCCATAGCTTCATATCTGGTTAGTGAATTTTGCGCGTACTACGCATCGTCTCAGACTAACAGACTACTGTATTAATGTACAGTACTATTTCCACTTAATTGACAGCCAATGAGAGCCTAAACTTTTTTTGTCGTTACTGTTTTGCGGGTTCATGTATTCAAAAAATTGAATGCCTGTCGCGGCTCTACCTTCCTTGATTTTTGCAGCTTCAGCCCTGTCGATGATTGGCAATTCGTTAGGATTTCTCACTAATAACCAACCTCTCTTCGTGTTGTGTTCTTGGCCTTGCCGCCTGACGCTTTTTGGCCCCGTTCTGCATACGCTCGGTTATTACGAAGCGATGGGTGCTCATAGCCCTCACCAGCACCCATCGCTATCACCTGGACTGTACCACCGGCTTCAAAGTACTTTTTTATCTGACGATCTAATTCTTGTTGTGTTAGCAATGGTACATCCTGAATCGTTCGATCTTTCCTGAAACTGTTTGAAATCACTCTTTACATTCCTCACATTGATTATCTATGTAGCCATTAAAATCATCTAATAAATCTTTATGTTTTGGGTGGTGATTTGGGTACTTACTCAGCGCTGAAAACTTTTGCATTAAATTCATTGCTGTTACGTCTCTTGCGCTAAAGTCAAAAATAACCCCCTGGTTTGCCAGGTGGGCGCTCCATAGTTGCGCCGTCTGGTCTGAATTACCCACCCAGCACCTCCTTAATAATCAAGCCAATGTCATTGATATCGTTGGTCAAAAAAATCGAGTTTTCGTGTCTAATTTCAAAACTACCGTCTGACCGGGTCGTCACAACAAATCGATCTTCCATTAAATCAGCCATAATCTCGCTTCAATGAGTGGACAGAAAGTTCATGAAGGTCGTACATACCCGCCCTAACGTTTTCCTTGAAGATCATCCCTCGCCAGTGATTGTTCCCCATAGGCTTTCGGTACTCTTCGTCGTGGAGGTAGAACGAACCAGCGATCAACCCTCTGATATATTTACCATTCGCCTTAGTTTGTACAGCGGTATCCAAGGTCTGAACATGCCCCATCGAGCAACTGTGATGCTCTCGCTGGAGTAACGCTCTAGCTGACGGATGCGCGTTCTTATTATTATGTGGGGGGTGGAAATAATGAGAGTAATAAACGCCATCAATACAGATAGGCTTCAGAAAGGGTATGCGCTTAATACCGAATTTCTCTACATTGCAGTCTTTGATAGACATACTCCCTTCATGTACAGGGAATTGTTCAACGTAGCGGCAAATCCTCTTTTCGTGATTGCCTTCAGTGAAATAGACATTAGACTTAACGCCCTTCATCAGAATGGATAACGCATCCATACCGCACTCTATATCCTCGCGGTATCTCATTCCCTCGGCTTCCTGCTTACTTGTCCAATACGAAAGAGAAGGCATATCCCACCAGTCACCAATCAGAATAATCTTGTCCGGCTTTTTATCCTTGATAAAGCTGTTGGCCCAATGCAGATGGTCAAGTTTCACATTTGGTCGTATTTGCGTGTCTGGAATCATCAAGTGGCTAGTCATCTAATCTTCCTTTAAAAGCGGTAGGTCATTAGTGAATCATTCATCAATTATTACCTCAAAATTTGTGGGATTTTCTAGTTCTAACATATCCATTTGCAGTTTCCCTAAAGCACCGAACATTGTATGACCGTTATAAAAAAGTCCCGCCGCCTCTGCAACGGTTTCAGAATCAGCCATCACTAGCACTGACAATAATCCAACCACTTCGCCCCGACGAACTTTTTCAGCGATAGCTTCAACGTGAATAAGTAAGTCTCGGCCCTCTGGGTTAAGTGGTGTTATTTCTGTCATGCTGCGCCCTTTAGCTGCTCTCGATAGTAGAAAATCTGCTCAAGTAGCCAGACGCGATCCCATTTCCATTTCTGACGTGATTCTTCTTCCATCATTTCAACCGCGTCATCGCCAATCTCAAGACAAAGGTTGCGTCTAAATACGTGCGGCATACCGGATCGAAATGTATTGCACCCTGGGCATTGAGGTCTAACATTTGATTCGCTGAACCGTGTCGGCGCTTGCGTTCTAGGAATGTAATGACCGTTATGCATTTCCTTGATGGGCTTGTTGATTCCACAGGTATAGCAATCAACCGTGATGCCATCCGCTGAATAGTTTTGTCTGACGTACTTCGACAACTCCGCATCTAAAATGCTTTTGAGCTTGCCGATTGGTTTATCTTTAAGAGGTATTCGCTTCGCCATCTTCACTCTCCGCAAAAACATAAATTGGATTTATCCGATCACTAAATCTGCAAACAGATAAGCCAAAAACACAAAGCCCATCCAGGTAATCGCCAAGGCCAGTTGAACCTTTATCGACTCACTTTTCATGTACCACCACTGTCTAAGTTTGTTCACGATGCCCCCTTACAGGCTATATAATCGTCTTTACTTGTTAGTCGAAAACCTTGATCAGAAAAGTGCTTACTCATCGCATTTAAATAACGGCTCATTTGGTCTGTATTCATTCTCGATGTGATTGGCAATGCGATCGGTTCAAGCATCAACGCCATCTTGACTTCGTAAGAGAGCGGTTTGACAGTTTTGGTATAGCTATCTCGAAACTCTTCGTCTTCCGCCAGTAGAATCGGTATGCCAAAATATGCTTTTGAATAAGCTCGATACTCTTGAGCGGTCTGATCGCCTTGTTTTTCTAAGTCCCCGTACCACTGGTATTGCAGTCTGTTTTGTCCGACTGATCTAGCCTGGTCTTTCGTCATTGGCTTAACAACGATCTCAACGCCACAATCACCAAAATCCCACTGATCTAACAAGTTTTTTACGTCAGTCACAGCATCTTTACTGAACACCTTTGTGCTGAATTTGCCGCCAAGTGAGATGTCTGGCTTATTTGGCATTTTGAACATTCCTAAACGCAGCCCTAGCCTTTTTCATGGTCGCTACATATTGATTTTTTTCGTGTCTTCTCATTGCTTCAGACTTAATAATTCGCTGTTCCAATGCGGCAATCTTCATGGCGCTACGGTCAAGACTCTGCGCCATCATCACCCGTTGGATTTCCGATAGTTCGCACCCTTCGCACGTTTGATGTTCTTGTGTTGAATGAACCCCTTTACCTTCGCCGCTGGCGCACTCAGCGGAATTGTGTTCTGGTTGCTGGGTACTGATCCCGTCATCTCCTTGCAGGTTAGATTTACCCAGCCGTTTTTGTAGCCCTTCTTCTGAGCGTAAAACTTCAACTGTCCCCATATTTCTGACACCCCTTCAGTTGTATAGCCTTTTTCGTTACGTGTAATTTCGATCAAATCGCCGTTAGTGGATTTCGTCATGTTGACGGGTATAGATTCGTGACCGCAGTTTGGACAAACTGCAGACGTTCTCACAAAGTCACACGCTGCGCAGGTCTTAGCGGTCTTGGCTTTTCGCTGCGATGCCTCTTTTTTCTCGTTCGTGCTTAATTCTGAATGATGTATGTCGGTGACAAAGCCTAGACGCTCATGCGTGTCTGAATGATCCAGAATGAGGCAATGGTCTTTGCCAGGAGCAGTGCGTAGTCCCCGTCCGACCATCTGCACAAACAAGGATTCTGACTTGGTTGGTCTGGCTAAAATAATGCACCTAACGTCCCAATCAATTCCGGTCGTCAGACAACCTACTGACCAGACGACTTGCAGCTCACCATTGTGAAACTGCTTCCGAATGGCTTCACGATCGTCCATCTCAGTGTGTGCGTCGATGTAGCCAGCAGGGATGCCATTAGCAATAAATTCTTCTTGCATCGTCTTGGCATGAATGCGATCTACTGCAAAGCCAATCGCGGGTCTGTTCTCTCCGTGCTTTTTGTA